TGGATTGTCTGGTAAGTATTTACCGAGATGCCTAGATAGAATCCTGGCGTTGATATTATAGCTATCGTCATTGGATGGAGTGATTATTTTTAGCTCAGCTGCCGCAGCCGCAAGCGAGATGAAGCCAATAAAGAGCATTACGATCAAACGAATCATAGCACTATATAGACTAAATAGTCAAGAACATAAATAGCAGAACTAACTCGGAGTGATAAATGGCTATTCCAGCATCAAGACAGGAATTCAAAGACTATATCCTGCGCCGCCTCGGAGCGCCAGTTATTGATATCAATGTGGATGACGAGCAGGTTGAGGATCGTATCGACGACGCTATTGCGAAATACCGCGATTACCACTATGATGGCACTGAACATGTTCTGTATAAGCACACAGTTACTCCTACCGATATCGTCAATCGCTACATCACACTTCCAGAAAGCATCATCGGCGTAACCCGCATCTTTGATCTCGGTGATAGCTATAGCACGACCAGTATGTTCAATGTCCGCTATCAGCTCCATCTAAACGAGCTATTCAATATTACCAGCGTTTCTGTGGCACCATATGTTATGGCTATGCGCCACATCGAGACTCTAGAAGAAATCTTTGTCGGCAAGAAACCTATCCGTTTCAATCGTCACACAAACACACTTCATATCGACATGGCATGGGCCACAGATGTTCAGCCAGGATATACAATTATCGTTGATGGATATGCAAGTCTTGATCCAAACACATATACGGATGTGTGGAACGATTCGTGGTTAAAACAATACGCGACCGCGCTTGTGAAGCGCCAATGGGGCGAGAATCTAAAGCTATATGAAGGTATGCAGCTGCCTGGTGGAATCACATTCAATGGTCAAAAGATTTGGGATGAAGCAAATGATTTGATAACAACGCTAGAAACATCGCTAATCAATGATTACAGCTTGCCTGTTACGGATATGATCGGCTAAGGATGACAACAAACAAATACTTCCGACCATTCACATACGGGCGCCAGCAGGATCTTGCTGAGGATCTTATCGTACAAGCGATTAAGATTTATGGACTGGACGTAAAGTATTTACCACGCACACTTCGTAACGTCGATCCGCTTCTCGGTGAAGACCCAACATCGACGTTTGACGACGCGATTGACATTGAGGTATATGTCAAGAATGTCCAGGGTTTTGAAGGTGAAGGAGATTTCTTATCCAAGTTCAATCTTCAGATAAATGATACCATCACATTTACGATGGCTCGTAAGCGTTGGAATCAAATCACAACCGAGAAGCTCATAACAGAAGTTGGCTATAATTATCAGGTGGAATCCGCTGATACGAATGCTTGGGGCAATACCCAGTGTATCATGCTGGAAACTGGCAATGGCAACAACTATAGCATTACGACACCTCGTCCATTTGAAGGTGACTGGATCTATTTCCCTCTGAATAAGAAGCTATATGAAATCAAGTTTGTTGAACACGAGGCCATTTTCTATCAGCATGGAAAACTATACACCTACGATTTAAATTGCGAACTTGTGGATCGTATTGGCCCAGATGCTATTGCTACTGGTAACACCGCCATCGACGCGATTGGTACGCGCTATGACCAGAATATCCTCATATATCAGACAATGCTGGAAGATGGCACATATCTGATGAACGAAGATGGCGGATTCATGTTGAATGAATATCGTATAGAGGTGCAGACTCTAACAGCCAATAATGAATACTTCACGCAAAAATCATTGGAGTTTATTGACTTCAGCGAACGCAATCCATTCTCAGAGGTTGATAGGTACTAATGTTCGGATCACAGTTTTACCACCAGTCACTGCGAAAATATGTTATCATGTTTGGTAACATGTTCAACGATATCGTGGTCAAGCAATATAATAAAGATGGCACCACTGCGTCAGCGGTAGCAGTGCCTATCGCATATGGTCCAAAGGAAAAATTCCTTACTCGTACAATACAAGATCCCAATTTGGATCAACAGGTTTCAATTCAGTTACCTCGTCTTGCATTTGAGATGACGACACTCAACTATGATGGTACTCGTCGTCTTAATACCAAAGGTAAAAACATAGTGGTGGTATCTGACAATAACAAAGCTGATTACCAACACATGCCTGTGCCGTATGATATGACATTCAATCTCTATGCGTATGTGCGTAACGCGGACGATGGCGCACAGGTTCTAGAACAGATTGTGCCGTATTTTGGCCCTGAGTGGACTAACACCGTTAAGTTAATTCCTGGCATGAATATCAACATGGATATTCCTACTGTCCTCAATACCGTTTCTATTGAAGATACATATGATGGTAGCTTTGAAAACCGTCGTGCTATCATTTACACGCTTGATTTCACAGTTAAAGGGTATTTCTACGGACCAGTTCGTCGTCAGGGTGTCATCAAGCGCGCACAGGTGGACTTTGGTGTGGTTGCAAATTCTTCTGGCAAAATTACGCTTCAAGATGTTGCTCGCACTGGTCGCAGTTCGCGTGTGGTAGTAACGCCAGGGTTATTGGCAAATGGGTCACCAACAACGGATAGCTCACTGTCTATTCCATATTCACAGATTGCAGCAAACTCAAACTACGGATTTGCTTCAAACACATTCTTCTTCATAGACGGATACAAATATAACCCGAGAACAGGTAATGATGAGTGACAAAACAATATTTGAAAAAAGCATCGAACAGGCGTTAAATTTGCCAATAGAATCTCCTGCAATGGTACAACCATTAAAGCGGGTTGACGTTGATTCTGATTTGGATAGCGATTTTGCTACGGCAAGAAATAACTTACACCAGATAATCAATCAAGGCAGCGATGCTTTGGAAGAGGCGCTTATTGTAGCCAAAACATCCGAGCATCCTCGAGCGTTTGAAGTGGTAGGCCAGCTAATCAAAACGCTGGTTGATGCCAATAAGGATCTTCTAGATATTCAGAAAAAACTAAAAGAGCTAAAGCGGGTTGACGAAAAAGATCCGACACCACAGACAATTAATAATTCGATTTTTGTTGGCAGCACATCCGAGTTGCAACAATTAATCAACGGGAGAAAGTGATGCTAAAGAAGATCCTACAGGACACAATTCAAAATCCAAATCTCGTTCTTCCTACACCTAGTCGAACTGTAAAGAGTGAACCGACGGTTGAAGAACTTGTAGCCAAAGCGGCTGCTAATCCTAAGAAAAATAAGATCAGATGAGCAAGACGTATCTTGGCAATCCAAATCTTAAACGATATGGAGTGCCTATTCAGTATACCAAAGAGCAGGTTGAAGAGTACATAAAATGTGCGAAAGACGTTGAATATTTCGCTCGTACTTATGTCAAGATCGTCAACGTAGATCACGGTCTTATGCCGTTCAATATGTGGGACTTTCAAGCGAAGATGCTCCACACGTTTGCGGACAACCGTTTCTCTATCTGCAAACTCCCTCGTCAGGTCGGTAAATCTACCACATCTATCGCATATATCCTCTGGCTCATTCTATTCACAGACCAACAGAATGTGGCTATTCTCGCGAACAAGGGCGCGCTTGCGCGTGACCTATTAGCCAAACTTCAGCTTGCATATGAATATCTTCCGATCTGGCTTCAGCAGGGCGTTGTTGTCTGGAACAAAGGCAACATTGAACTAGAGAATGGATCAAAGGTTCTCGCCGCGGCCACGTCATCCAGTGCTATCCGCGGTGGATCATTTAACCTGATTTTCCTTGACGAGTTCGCGCACGTCCAGCGCAATCTAGCGGATGCGTTCTTTGCGTCTACTTATCCTACAATTTCATCTGGTAAGACGACTAAGATTATAATCGTATCCACTCCGCTAGGTATGAATCATTTCTACCGTATGTGGACAGATGCTATTGAAGGCAATAGTGAATATGCACCTGTTGAGATCCATTGGGCTGACGTGCCCGGCCGCGACGAAGAATGGAAGAAGCAGACGATTGCCAACACCAGTGAAGAACAGTTCCGTCAGGAATTTGAATGCGAGTTCATCGGTTCATCCAGCACTCTTATTAACCCAGTAAAGCTCCGCGAACTGACGCACGTTCGCCCTCAAAAAGATAAGTTTGGGTTAGACTATTATGAGCTACCAAATCCAAACAAATCCTATATTATGGTCTTTGACGTGTCCGAAGGTGTCGGTGGCGACTACTCAGCCCTGTCAGTCTTTGATGTATCACAGGTGCCATACCGACAGGTAGCCAAATACAGAGACAAAAACGTCTCACCACTTCTGTTTCCAGATGTTGTTTATCGGTTTGCTCGCTGGTACAATAACGCATATGTCCTAGGTGAAACCAACAATATTGGTCAACAGGTAGTGAATTCTCTGTTCATGGATCTGGAATATGAGAATGTGATAGCGTCGTTCTCTAAGGGAAAAGCTATCAAAGTTGGCGGTGGATTCTCAGCTAAGTCGGCCTTCGGTGTGCGTACCACGAAACAGGTCAAGAAAATTGGCTGTTCAAATTTGAAAACTATTATCGAGAGTAATAAGCTTCTGATAACCGACTTTGATACAATTGAGGAACTGACGACATTTGTAGAGGATAAAGACACCTACAAAGCCGAAGAAGGTTGCCATGATGACCTAGCTATGACGCTTGTTCTTTTTGGGTGGCTTATAACGCAGGCGTATTTTAAAGACCTAATGAACAGTGACATTAGGCAAAATCTAGCTCGTGAAACTATGAAGGATGTGCATGACGACTTACTTCCGGTAGGATTTATAGACGATGGTAGACAAGAAATAGAGGCTATTGACGATCCAATACCAAGTGGAATGGGTTTTGGCGACTTTCGGTTTGGGTAACAAAAGCCTCGTTTTTATAAATAAAAGAACAAGAATAAATCGAAGAATACCTTCGTCTATAGAGGAGATAAGTCTATGCCATTTCAAATCTCTCCCGGAGTTAACGTAACTGAGATTGATCTCACTACGATTATTCCGGCAGTCAGCAGTACAACAGGAGCTTTTGCAGGCCATTTCTCTTGGGGTCCAGTAGGAATTAGAGTACTTACCGATGCTGAAGATACTCTTGTAAACAATTTTTATAAGCCCGGCTCAAATACGGCTGTAGATTTTTACACAGCCGCCAACTTTCTTTCATATGGCAATGCGCTCTATGTAGCTCGTGTTGTTCGTGATGCAAACGCATCCACTCGCAGTTCAGATACTTCTGTTGCAAGAAATGCACACGGTAATGCCAATAACAATGTAAATTATGTTATTAAAAATCAAGAAGATTACAACCTAAATTATGTTGGTGGTATAGCAGGTACTGGTGGTTGGATTGCAAAGTATCCTGGTCAACTAGGAAATAACATTCGCATTTCTGTGTGCGAATCTGCAAACGCATATGCGTCAACACTTTCTGGCACTATTGCTTTTGCTAACGGTTCAACAGTTGCAACAGCATCAGCTAATTTAGCAACTGTACTTACCGTCGGTGATATTCTTTTGGCTGGTCCAGATAAAACAGAAATTACTGTTCGTGCTATTAGTGGTACTGGTAAAACAATCACTCTGAAAAATGCTTACATCGGAAACAATATCACTCAATCTTCCGTAGGTCGTCGTTGGGAATTTTACAATAAGGTTGGTTCAATACCAGGAACATCTGGCGCAGCAAGTCGCAATGGTTCTACAAATGACGAAATGCACATCATTATTGCAGACGAAGATGGTGCTATTACCGGTTATGCAAACACAGTTCTTGAAGTGCATGAGGGTGTTTCAAAAGCTATTGATGCCCGTAGCGATGATGGCACAAACATCTATTATAAAGATTATATCAACCAAATGTCTAGATGGGTTTGGTGGACTGGTCATCCTGTTGGGTTTGCTACTGGCAGAGCACTTGGATCAGCAATTAACTATAACGCTGTGACTGGTAATGCATGCCTAAGACCACAAAATACATCTTTAAGCAAAGGTCGCGATGGCTCACTTCCACGTGAAGCTGATTATATTAATGGATATAATCTTTTCCGTAATGCAGAAGACGTTGATGTTTCGCTTGTTTTAGCTGGAGCTTCTACTCAGACACGCGCCATCCACATCATCAACAACATTGCTGAATATCGTAAGGATTGCGTAGCTGTATTTTCACCACGTTATAGTGATTGCGTGAATAACAATAGCTATTCTGGTAAAGAACAAAATGATATCATTACATATCGTAACCTTCTTCCTTCTTCTTCATATGCAATTATGGATTCTGGTTGGAAATATCAATATGACAAGTATAACGATCTATATC